TCGCGCACCAAAGGCGAACTGTTTTGCTGGAGGTGCCGGGCAGGGAACTTTAGGTGGCGCGGAGATAAGGGGAGAGGCATCAGGCCACAATGCCCCAGAACGCACAAAAACACCTGTTCTGCGGACGTATGAGTGGCTGGTAAGGCGATTGGTTGACGGAGTAGTTATCCACAGCTTAAAAAGGCTAATTTAAGGGGGTTGGGTGAAAAGATGGCTAAATGCCAAACGTGCGATTATTACAGCTATCATGCTGGCGTTGCTCCTACTCTTGCAAAAATGATAGGCAATACAAGCCTACCAAACAGGCCAACCTGTTATTGCCGCTTTGCTAACGTGGCATGGGAAAGATACTCTGCTGAGGTCAGAAAACCAAGGGGCATCCCATGTGATTACAAAATCAAGAAAATGACCTGCACTGATTGCGGCAAGGAACTAAAAAACCACAGAGACGCCTATATGGTGCTTACGCCAACTGCCTATATTTGCAAGAAGTGCATGTCAAAAGAAAAACTGGAGAAGGTGACACCATGACAGACCCCATCGACCGGGCCAAAGAGCAGGCGGCGGCGAGGAAGGAACGGGAGAGGATAGCGGAGTTGTTGAGTAAAATGCCAGCAGGGTACTTGATAGACGTAGCAGTCAGAGACGATTGGCTCCAATACCTCACCCCGGAGGACAGCCAATGACCGGCGGCATCAGTTTCACCGCCTACGGCATCCCCCAGCCAAAGGGATCAACCAAAGCCTTTGTTGTCAAAGGCAGGGCGATCACAACCAGCGACAACACCAAGCTAAAGCCCTGGCATGAGGTGGTAGCGTATGCGGCACAGGCACACAGGCCAAAGGGTGGGATTATCAGGGGCGCGGTGGCGGTGGAGTTAAGTTTCTACCTCCTGCGGCCTAAATCGGTCAGCGAGAAGAAGCGGCCACATCACACGGTTAAGCCGGACATTGATAAGCTGGCCAGGGGCGTTCTGGATGCGCTCAAAGGGGTGATTTACTCTGACGATAGTATTGTGGTGGATTTGCACCCACGGAAGGCTTATGGGAATCCACCGAGGGTGGAAATTACTGTTAGGGAGGCGTGATCAATGCGTATTAAAAAAGTGAAACTGACCAAAGAGCGCAAGATTTTAATTAACTATGACGCGCAGAGCAAAAACGGTCTCTGGGATGAATATTCCATGACCTGTTCTGAGCAAGCAAGGCCGGAGTTTTATGCAGCGATGGAAGCACTTGGAGCCCATGTCGTTGAAATGTGCGAACTTCCAGAAAACTACCTCGCTAAAATTAAGGTAAAAGGGGTTTCGTTTAGCTACGCCGGAGAAAAAGAAGGCGTTATGGGTGCCACTATCAGCGCACAGATGGAGCTTAAAAACTCTCACCCCGACCTAAATCTTAATACCCCACATAAAGCAGAGGCTATGTACAACGAGAATACGCCGGACGATGATAAGCAGCTATTAAGCGGCGACTGCGTGGAAGCATTGGAATCTTTGCAGGAAGAATGTAAGGCGTATATAAGCGGGGACCGGGCGCAGGAAGCACTGTTTAACGTAGCATAGGGAGGGCCAACCATGAAAAAACTAACTGACTGGCTGTTTGTAGCGGCGGCGGTTATAGCGGTGATGTTTGCGGTAGCAGCCTCCGTCCTCCCGCCGAAGTCAACGCCACCTGACCCGGCACTCGCTGAGATTCGCGCGGAGCTGGTGGAGATAAAGGCCGCTGTGGGCAGGACTGAGACAACTGTGGGGTGGGTGTACGACTTTGAGAGTTACCAGGTTTGGCTACAAGATTGGAGGAGTACCCTATGACCCGCATAGAAACCGAACGCGCCCGCGCCTGGAGAAGGTGGAACCGCCTGAACCTGATCGCCCTGGCGCAGATATACAGGCCGCCGGAACAGGAGGCAGAGGACGTCAGGCACAGACCACCGAGCCCGAAGGTGGGGAAGCTGGAGAAGAATAGCAGGAGGTATGTGGGATGATTAGCTTGGAGAAGGCGAAGGCGTTGAAGGAAGCCGGGCTTTTGTGGGAACCGTGTTTTGGCGAATGGGTACACGTTGATGGCGAAAATAAAATGATCGTGCATGTGTGCGAAGGCGAGTTTGGCGACTACAAAGACATTAGATACCTCAGTCCGTTTACAGGCATAGCAAAAGGACTCAGGGGTTTAGAATGTGTTTGGCTTCCATCCCTCTCCCAACTGCTTGCGGAGATAAAAAAACAAGGGAAAACGGTTAAGCGCCTTTGGCAAATTATCCACCAAGAGCCATGGTACATAAACCTGTGGAGCATGGATCGAGGGTTTAACGGGGACACCCCAGAAGACGCCGCCGCTGCCGCGTTGCTGTGGCTGTTGGGGCAGGAACAAAAAGAATTTCCTGAGAGGGAGCAAAAATAAGGGGAGGGTTAAATTATGCAAAAAGGATTACAGGCGGTGGCACTATCTCCTGCTTGCAACAAAATTTCTGCGTTGGACGAAGCGGCAGAGGCCGTCAGGTATGAGGTAGGCAGGTATGAGCTTGGACTTAGTTTGCTTATTGGAAAATTGGAGGCTGACAGGCCAAAGTGCGCCGAAACGTGCGAAGCTACGCCTGCGCCGCCAACTATGGGACACGCGCTGAGCGAGATACGCTGTAGGCTTGGCGAGGCCAATGAGCTGCTAGAATCTACCCTTAAGCGCATTGAGGAACAAGTCGGCGAACTGAAAATACTGCCGTAAGGCTGGAGGTTGTTAGCCTGACAGGGGGTGGTTTATGGTAAAAGGTGGACTTTTATCAGCAAAGTATTGATGTCCTTTCTTTTCTAGGGACACCGGGAAGTCGCCTCTGCTTGATAATAGCGGAGTGCCCGGTAAAGGCAGTAGTTAAGCTCATAATGTAGGGTTGCATACAGCGTCCCGCCTGCTGTGAGGGCGGGACGCATACATAAAAATGGGGGAGGCATGGGGATGATGCAGTTGATAGTCAAGTATACCTGCCCAAAGTGCGGAGCAGAAGGATGTTTCGGCCTTGCCGCTGCCGGAATGGCTTCATTTGGAAACTGTTCTGCATGTGGCCGCGAGGTGGGGGTTGCTGTTTTTGACCCGAAAAGATACAACTTGTGTAAAAAATGCGACAAATCTGAGGGCTGCGACATGAAGTATAGCCCGGATCGTATGTGCGCGAACTGTTATTTTCTGAAATGCTGCTATGACCTGGACGCGAGCCGGGACAAGAGGGACGTGCCGAATGATTGTAGATACTGGCGGGAGAGGGAATAAAAAACCGAGCGGGGGTGGCTGACACGACACGGGATGACACGCAGAGGGTAAAGCGGTGGCTGTACTCGATAGCCACAACGGAGCAGGCGATCTATAACCTTGAGATGGCAATTGCAGACCTGCGGGCGAAGATTGACAACCCGCCAACTCATATAGTCTCAGGCATCTCAAATTACTCTGGCATGTCTTACGGTGGGGGCGAAGAAGGCGGGAGTAAGCAGCAGTGTTTCAGCGAGTGGTTGGAAATGTGCGAGAATAGACTGTCCTTCCTTGAGCACCACATGGACAGGCACAGGAGAAAAGTCGAGCAGTACCGGCAGACGCTGGAAAAATTGAAACAGGAACCAAGGTGGGGATACGCCGCCGGGGAGATAATCAGGAAGAAGTATTACTGCAAGGTCAGGCCGGACCAAGCGATATATGCGATGTTCTTATTTATCAGTCCAGAGTGGTATTACAAGCTGCATAAGCGGGCGCTGAGGTATTTTTTTGATGTGCTGCCGGATGTATTTTTGATGCAGACGGAAAAGAGTACAGTTTTAGTGCAGTAAATTGAGCGAAGGCTATAGTATCATAGGAGCATACGCAAGCGCACACAGGGCACCCGCGAGGGTGTCTTTTCACGTCAGGAAGCAGGGGAAGGTGAGGTGGTGGGGCGCAAGGCTAAGCACAACTATGAAAAACTATACACAGAGTTTCAGCACGGCGAGCATAGTAGTCTGGCTGATTTTGCCGAGCGCAAGAAAATCAGTTACGATATGCTTCGCAAGGAGTTTAAGAAACTTGGATACAAGAATGGGCATAATGGCGAAAAAACCGGACAAAAAAAACCGGACAAAATAAGTGGCAGAAACCGGACAAAAAAACCGGACAAAATAAAACAGCCACAGGAAACACTCCCCGTTGGGGGCTACCAGAAAGACGAGCACGGTCTGACCATCCAGCAGAAGACATTCGTCATGGAATATCTGTTGGACTTCAACGCCATGCGAGCAGCTATGGCAGCCGGGTACTCGAAGAAGACCGCCAAGGCTATCGGCTGGGAGTTGGTCAGGAAACCGGCTATCCAAAGAGAGATTCAGCGGCAGACGGAGGGTGATGTTATCCGGCTGGGACTTAACCGCGAGCGCCAGTTGCTGGAGTATATGAGGATCGCCTATGCCAACGTAGGTGACTATGTGAGGTTTGGACAAAAAGAAGTACATGTGATGGGGCCTTTTGGCCCCCTCTATGAAAAGAAAGACGATGACGGCGAGGGAGGAGCGCCAATAACAAAGATAGTTAACTATGTTGACTTTGAGCATAGCGAGGTAGTTGACACCTCCCTTATCAGCGAGGTAAAGCAGGGCAAAGATGGGGTTAGCATTAAACTTCACGACAAAATGAAGGCACTGGATAAGCTGGATAAATACCTTGACCTGTTGCCTGACCATCACAGGCGCAGGATTGAAGAGGAGCGCCTTAAAATCGAACAGGAGCGGCTGGCGCTCGATAAATCCAAGGTTCTGGGCGACCCCGATGAAACTGAAGACGATGGATTCATGGACGCGCTTCACGGCAAGGCAGGTGAGGCGTGGGATGAATACAGCGAGGAGGCTGAATAGCAAGCCCTTCAAGTGGGCTCCGCTGTCAAAGAAGCAGCTTCAGATAATGACCTGGTGGATGCCAAGATCACCGGTCAAAGACAAAGACGCTATTATATGTGACGGCGCTGTCCGGTCCGGCAAAACGTTGCCCATGTCCCTCTCTTTTGTGGTCTGGGCCATGGAGACGTTTGACGATCAAAACTTCGGTATGGCCGGCAAATCGATCGGGGCACTCAGGAGAAACGTAGTACAGCCGCTGAAGAAAGTTTTAAAAGGACGCGGCTACAAGGTAAAAGACCATCGGTCCACTGAAAACTATCTCGAAATATCCCGGAAGGGCCGCGTCAATTATTTTTACCTTTTTGGAGCCAAGGACGAGCGCAGCCAGGATTTTATTCAGGGCATCACCCTGGCCGGCATGCTGTTTGATGAAGTTGCCCTTATGCCGGAGAGCTTTGTCAACCAGGCCACGGCCAGGTGTTCGGTCGAGGGCGCCAAGCTCTGGTTTAACTGCAACCCGGAGGGGCCTTACCACTGGTTTGCGGTTGAGTGGCTGGAACCTGGAAAACTCAAAGAGAAAAACGCTGTTCATCTTCATTTCACGATGGATGACAACTTGTCACTGTCGGCCAGGGTGAAGGATCGCTATCGCCGGATGTACTCAGGTGTGTTCTACAAGCGGTTTATTCTCGGCATGTGGGTACTGGCCGCCGGTGTCATCTACGATATGTTCGACGAAGACATTCATGCCATTGACTGCCGGGACGGAAGATACACCGAGTATGGCGTGGCTGTCGACTACGCCACGGCCAGCGTAATGACATTCGGCCTGTACGGTATCATGGGCAACAAAGTATACCTGATACGCGAATACTACTATGATGCAAAAGAGGCCGGGCGGCAGAAAACGGACAGCGACTTTGCCAAAGACTTCAAGCTATTCCTCGGTGATATTATCCCGAGGAATATTTATTGTGACCCGTCAGCGGCCAGCTTTAAGGCGGAATTGCGGAAAGCCGGCTATAACCAGGTCCGGGACGCCGACAACGACGTATTAAACGGCATAAGACTTGTGTCATCCTTCCTCAGCGCAGGAAGGTTTTTTATTGACCGCAGCTGCAGGAAAACGGCGCTGGAATTTACTTCCTACGTCTGGGACCCGAAAGCCCAGGCCAAGGGCGAAGATAAGCCCCTGAAACAGAACGATCACGCCATGGACCGTGACCGTTATTTTATTTACACCAGGTTTAAGGCACCCGTATTAATCGTATCACCGGCCTCAGTAGACGGGGCCAGCAAGTGGAGGTTATAATATGGCAGACGACCAAAAAATCTCCCCGTTCATAGAGATAGGCAGCACGGGGCTTGAGCGATACGGAGGCATAGTATCAGAGGAATGGCTAGGAGACCTCCATGGCGCCAGGGGGATCAAGGTTTACAAAGAGATGCGCGACAATGACCCCGTTATAGGGGCCATTTTATTTGCGCTGAAGATGCTTTTCCGCCAGGCCAGTTGGTACATAGAGGCCGGCGGTTCTACCACGCGGGATGAGGAGGCCAAGGCTTTTCTGGAGTCCTGCCTGGACGACATGTCAACGAGTTGGCACGACACTATCACTGAGATTCTTTCCATGCTGGTATTCGGCTGGAGTTGGCATGAGACGGTATATAAGCTGCGCCAGGGTGACGGCAGGGACCCGCGCCGCCGCAGTAAATACAACGATGGGCGCATAGGCTGGCGAAAGATGCCGATCCGGGCACAGGAGACCTTTTATGAGTGGGTATTCGACGATACGGACGGGGGGGTTATTGCGCTCAAGCAGATGCCGCCCCCGGATTATCAGGTCAGGGAAATTCCGATAGGAAAATCCCTGCTTTTTAGGACGGAATCAGCCAAGGCAAACCCGGAAGGCAGGAGTGTCCTGCGCAACGCATACCGCCCATTTTACTACCGCAAGAACATTGAGCAAATAGAGGCAATCGGCATCGAGCGCGACCTGGCGGGCCTGCCGGTGGCGCATGTTCCGCCGTCTCTTTTAAGTCCGACGGCTAACGAGGAAGAGAAGGCTTCCCTGGCCGCGATCAAAAAGATGGTCACGGAGATCCGGCGTGATAAGAGCGAGGGGGTTGTTTTCCCATCGGAGGACAACCCCGACGGCACCAAAACCGGCTATAAACTGAGCCTCCTGTCAACCGGCGGGAGGCGTAACTTTGATACTAACGCGATCGTCAACAGGTACGACCAGCGCATAGCCATGACCGTACTGGCCGACTTTATCCTTCTGGGACACGAAAAGGTCGGCTCGTTTGCGCTCAACAGCTCTAAGACCGTCCTGTTCAGTACCGCGCTGGGGGCTTTTCTGGACTGCGTTTGTGAGGTTTTCAATACTCACGGCGTGCCCCGGCTGTTCGCTTTAAACGCCTTCCAGGGACTGACGGACCTGCCGAAGCTGAAGCACGGAGACGTAGAGTCCCCGGATCTGACGGAGTTGGGCGCGTACATTACGTCTCTCTCCGGCGCCGGTGCTCCACTATTCCCTGACGACGACCTTGAGAATTACCTGCGCGGCGCGGCAAGCCTACCGGAAAAGCCGAAGGTGGATGCCGGGCAGGAACCGAA